TTAATAAAGAAATACGACTAATAGATTTTGTTGAGAATCATGGCGTAGGTCTTGACTATTATGTTAATTGGTTAAGAGAGCATGACTATATGCACGCTACACACATACTGCCACACGATGTAGCAGTAAGAGAGTTAGGCACAGGTAAATCAAGAAAAGAAATGTTAGAGGATTCCGGGCTTAATATTACTGTTGCTAGCAAACTAACCGTTATGGATGGAATAGCAGCAGCAAGACGTATTCTTCCTAGATGTTGGTTTGATGTAGATAAAACAAAAATAGGATTAGATGCTCTAAGAAATTATAGAAGAGTGTTTGATGAAAAACGTAATGTCTTTCATGACAGACCATTTCACGATTGGGCTTCTCATGCAAGCGATGCTTTTAGATATTTAGCAGTAGGGTTAGACGAATCTCCTGCTCAAGCGTGGTCTAAACCACTTGAAGTTAACAACACATGGATTGTATAAATGGATGATAATTTATTAAAGAGTATTCTTGAGTCAGAGATTGACGATGCTATTGGCTATCTTGAAACGGAAACTACCGATGAAAGACAGAGAGCCTTAGAATACTACATGAGAGAACCGTACGGCAATGAAGTGCCAGGTAAGTCTCAGATAGTTACAGGTGAAGTAGCTGAAGTAGTAGACGGTGCATTACCTCAAATCATGAAAGTATTTACTTCATCTAAAGATGCGGTTGTATTTGAACCCGTTAGTCAAGGTGATGAAGCTACAGCAGAGCAAGCAACTGCTTACGTTAATCACATATTTTACAAAGACAATGATGGCTTTGAGATTATGCACGACTGGTTTAAAGACGGTCTTATGCAAAAGGTTGGCGTAGTTAAAGCTTATTGGGATGACAAAAAAGATGTAACCAAAGAGAAGTATTATGGTCTAACAGATGACGAGCTTGCTATGATTATGCAAGATGAAGATGTAGAGATTGTAGAGCAAAGCACTGAAGAGCAAATCATAGAAAATGATCCTGTGCAAGATCCCATGACAGGTATGGAAATGGAAGTACCTCCTACTGTTATCAGAACGCACGACATTAAAGTATCCAGAACGGTAGATAAAGGTAAGGTAAGAATAGAAAACGTACCGCCTGAAGAGTTCCTTATATCTAAACGAGCAAGAACCATATCAGATTCAGACTTTGTAGCACACAGAAAGATGACTACACGTTCTGACTTAATTGCTATGGGTTATGACGAAGACTTAGTTTACTCATTATCTACAGGTGATGCACTAGAGTTTAGTCCAGAACGTATTGCACGATACACACGTGGTGAAATGCCTACGGACCAAGACACTACTGACCCATCTATGCAGTTAGTAGAATACTACGAGTGTTACATTAGAACAGATATGGATGGTGATGGTATAGCAGAGCTAAGACGTGTTTGCTATTCTAATCATGAGATATTACATAATGAAGAATGTGACTATGTGCCATTCCATTCTGTATGTCCTATTCCGATTCCACATAAGTTCTTTGGACATTCATTAGCAGACAGAGCTATGGACTTACAATTAATTAAGTCTACTATTACTCGTCAGATGCTAGACAATCTATACCTTACTAACAACTATAGAGTTGGCGCAGTAGAAGGACAGGTCAACTTAGATGACTTATTAACCTCTACCGCTGGTGGTGTGATTAGGATTAAGAACCCAAATGCTTTAGTACCTATGCAAGTAACTTCTAACGCTAACCAGTCATTCCCTATGTTGGAGTACCTAGATAGCGTACAGGCTAAACGTACAGGTATCAGTGATTCACAACAAGGTCTTGACCCTAACATGATGCAGAATGTAACTGCTACCGCAGTATCTGCTATGACTACCGCATCGCAAGGTAAGTTAGAACTAATTGCTCGTATCTTTGCTGACACAGGAGTAACTTCACTCTTTAGAGGCATACTACATTTAGTATGTAAGTACCAACCTAAGGCTCGTATTATTAAAGTACGTGGTGACTATGTACCGTTTGACCCAAGAGAATGGAACACAGAATACAATGTATCTGTTAATGTAGGCCTTGGTACAGGTAACAAACAAGAACAACTAGCAACAATGCAAATGATTCTTGCTAAACAAGAAGAGGTTATTAAAGGCTACGGACTTAACAACCCATTAGTTAACCTTAAACAGTACCGAGATACTTTAGCTAAGTTTATTAATATGGCTGGCTTTAAAGATGACTCTGCTTTCCTTATGGATATTACTGAAGAGCAAGCGGCTATGTTAGCAAAACAAGCAGCTGAAACTCCTCCACAAGATGATCCTAACACTAAAGCTGCTAAGATTCTAGCTGAAGTAGAAAGAGAAAAAGCTCAGATGAAGATGCAAGAACAAATGGCTAAGTTAGAATTAGAAAAACAACAGATGGAATTAAAAGCTCAAAAAGAAATGCTAGAGTTGCAACAAGATAGAATGCAGTTTGAAAAAGAAATGGCATTGAAAGAGTTAGAGTTAGCACAGAAAGCATCTAACGATGACAAAAAAACTAACATCAATCAATCTAAAGAACTTATCAACGCATTAGATAAAATACAAAACCTTTCACAGCGAGGTGTGTAAATGACTTTATCTGAAGCAATGCAAAACATACTGGGTAGTCCAGAGTTTCAAGAAGTTATGAAAGAAATGAAAGACACACAGCTACAGATGATCCAATACTCTGGTGACGAAGAGCTACAACTAAGAGAATACGCATACCAACGCATAAGATCCATTAACGAAATTATGTCTAATCTTAAATCTATCGCACAAACAGGCGAGATAAAAGATAAGGCATGGAAGATATTATAGGCATTTGCCTACTAATCGGTAACCTCCCGTAGAGGAATAAAAGGTAATACAAATGAGTGATGAAACCATGACTCCCCAAGAGGGAAGTGGAGAACTAACTGTAAGAGATGCAGCTAACCAATGGGAAGGCTTTTTGACATCAGGTGAGGACTCCAACGAGCAACCAGAAGCTGTTGAAACAGAAGCAGTAGAACAGGATAGCGAGGAAGCAGAAGACCAAGCAGATTACGAGGAAGCTGTTGAAGCAACCGAAGATGAAGTGGAAGAATATGCTGACTCTGAAGATGATGAAACTGAAGTTGAAGAAGAGGAGCAACCACAAACCTTTCGTGTAAAAGCGGCAGGTGAGGAGAAGGATGTTACCCTTGATGAATTAATGCAGGGTTATCAACTTGGTGCAGACTATACGAAAAAGACTCAAGAAGTATCTGAGGCTCGCAAAGTAATAGAAGCAGAATCTAAAGCTATTACCGAAGCGCAACAAGTTAGAGATACATATGCTCAGCGATTAAAATCTGTTGAAGATTTTCTTAAACAAGGAGATAGTCAAGAAGATTTAATTGCAATGAAAGAGAACGACCCGATAGGATACGCAGTTAAGGTCGCAGAATTGACCGAGAAAAAAGAGCAACTACAAGCTATAAAAGCTGAACAGGACCGCATTGCTAAAGAGCAACAAGCGGATTACCAAAAAGCTATGCAAAATAAAGTTGCCGAAGAATCAAAAAAATTAGCAGCAGTCCTTCCAGAGTTTTCAGACAAAGTCAAAGGCGAACAAATCAGAAATGAAATTCGCAATTATGGCAAATCAGTGGGATTCACAGACGATGAGTTATCTCAAGTCTATGACTCACGACACGTCCTTGTACTGCATAAAGCAGCCATGTACGACAAGCTACAGAAATCTAAACCCGGTGTTAAGAAGAAAGTAGCTAACGCTCCTAAGATGGTTAAGTCTGGGACAAAAGTTAAGCAAGGCAACAATGATGTACAAAGGCGACAAAAACAACAACTTAAAGGCTCAGGCAAAGTGCGTGATGCTGCTAAGTTATTTGAAAACTTTATTTAAGGAAATTTAAACAATGGCAACTTATCAAACCTACCAATCAGTTGGTAACAGGGAAGACCTCACAGATATGATTTATGATATCTCCCCTACAGAAACACCTTTCATGTCATCTATTGGCAAAACTAAAGCAACAGCAACTTTCCATGAATGGCAAACAGACTCACTAGCAGATGCAACTGTTAATAACGCTGCGGTTGAGGGTGCGGATGCAAGTTCTGCTACACTATCTCCTACTACAAGAGTTGGTAACAGAACACAAATCTCACAAAAAACTATTCAGATTGCTGGTACTGAAGAAACTGTTGACAAAGCTGGACGTAAGTCAGAAAAGGCTTATCAGCTTGCTAAAGCATCTTCAGAACTAAAACGTGATATGGAAAAAATCATGTTGGCTAACCAAGCTGCTACAGCTGGTGACTCAACAACAGCACGTACACTTGGTTCACTACAAGCATGGTTAAACACTAACGCTGTTTTAGGTGCTGGTGGT